CTTCACACCCGTGAGAAAATAAGTTAACAAAAAAGTTGTATTTTTGTAGTAAATAGCATATTGAAATGAGAGGCCGCCCAAAATTACCGACAGAAATAAAAAAAATTCAAGGAACTGAGGACAAACGTTGGTTAGTTGAAAACGAAATGAAAGTTGTGCCCATGGATGTTCTGCCTGAGGCGCCAAAAACTTTTAATGAGGCCACGGTTAAAATTTGGGACGACGTTTGCAGAGAACTAAAACGCAACGGCTTGCTTGCCAGTTGTGATTTGGAACTGTTGCGCGGTTATTGCATTTTGTTAAATCAATTTGAGCAAGCGCACGCGATGACAAAAACCGAGGGTCTTGTTGTTGTTAGCCGATTGGGTGAGCAAGTTATAAACCCCTGGTACAAGATTCAATGCGACAGCCTAAAGCAAGCGACACAAATAGGGCAGCTATTTGGAATCACACCAAGCGCTCGCAGTAAAATTAGCACAGCGTCAACAAAGCCAGTAAGTAAATTGGACTCACTTAAAAAACCAAAAACAGCATGAGCAAAAAAATAGTAAGCAAAGCCGTAAATACAAAAGCATTTGAAACGGCGGTAGTAAAAATTGAGACCGAGAAAATATACACGGTGCAATCTGTTTGCCAACGCTTTGTTATTTGCGTGGATGGCACACCAACAAACAAACACGGACAGCCTGCAGATAATGTGGCGGAAGTTTTCACATACCGAAACGAAAAGCTCGCGTTTGAGTCTTTGGCAATTTTTAAGGCGTGCAAATAATTGCCGACTATATAGCACAAATTAAAAGCGGCGAAGTTGCGGCATGCGCTCACGTGATCAACGCGGTGCGTCGTTATGAGCAGGACCGGGCAAATGGTTGGCGATTTGACGAACAACTTGCACAGCATGCTGTTGATTTTATCGAAAACTTAGAACACAGTACAGGCGATTATGCGGGCAAGCCGTTTTTGTTGGAACCTTGGCAGGCGTTTATTGTTTGGAACTTATTTGGATTTTTGAACGCTGATGGATCGCGCAGATTTACTCGCGCATACGTGGAAGTCCCGCGGAAAAATGGAAAGTCGACATTTTCGAGCGCAGTCATGCTTTACGGCTTAATTGCTGACGACGAGCCAGCGGCGCAGGTTTACAGCGCGGCTACAAAATTGGATCAGGCTATGATGGTTTTCGGGGAGAGCGTAAGGGTGTGCCAAAATTTGCCTTGGTTAAATGAAGAGTTGACCGTTAACAACTCAGTAAACAATCGGCGCATTGTGTACGGACAAAGCATTTACAAGCCGTTGGAATGGAACCCAAACAAACAGGATGGATTGAATACCCATTTCGCCTGCATCGATGAATACCACGCACACCCTAATGATGAGCTTTATAATGTTATTCGTAACTCGATGGGAGCAAGACGGCAGCCGTTGCTGTTTACAATTACAACGGCGGGTTTTAATCGAGAATCGCCATGCTACAAACACAGGCAATACTGCGCACAGGTGTTAAATGGAGCAATTAAGGACGACGCGCTTTTTTCTGTTATTTACACTTTGGACGATGGCGACGATTGGACTGATCCCGCAGTTTGGGCAAAAGCAAATCCTAACTGGGGCGTAAGCGTGTACCCCAGGCAGCTAGAGCAAGCGCTTACAGAGGCGAAAGAGTTTGTCCATAAAGAGGTGGAGTTTAAAACCAAACTACTAAACGTTTGGACGGATACCGCGCAAACTTGGATTAGCGACAGTCTTTGGAAAGCCTGCGACGGAGACGATAAACTTGATGGCGAGTTGTGCTATGGCGGTTTAGACTTGGCAAGCACCGGAGACTTTTGCGCATTTACTTTGTTTTTCCCGCACGTTAACGCTGTGCGCACTTGGTACTGGTTGCCTGCGGAGACCGCGTACAAACGCAAAGACGCAGCGGGTGCATCAATTCGCCAATGGGCAGCCGATGGTTTTATTGAATTAACCGAGGGTAACGTAACGGACTACGCATTTATCAAAGCTCGTATTATTGAACTTGCACAGCGTTACGACATTAAAGATATTGCGTTTGACCGCTTTAATGCGTCGCAATTAGTTATTGAGCTGCAAAATGAGGGGCTGCAAATGTTCCCTTTCGGTCAGGGCTTTGTGAGCATGTCAGCACCGACCAAAGAAATGGAGCGATTGGTAAAGGACAAAATGCTGCGCCATGCTGGCAACCCAGTGACGCGCTGGATGATGGGGAATATATTGTTAACGCAAGATCCAGCGGGAAACATTAAAATTAACAAAGCCAAATCAGGAGACAAAGTCGATGGCCCGGTGAGTATTGTAATGGCAATAGGAACGGCAATGCAAGACGCGGCTAAAGAAAAAAACACGGATTTTTGGTTTGTTAGCTTATGAAATTTTTGGACGACTATATGCAGGAATACTATAACAATTTACCGAAGTATCGGACTTATGAGGATGCGTTTAATGCAACAGAGGCTAAATACATTGGAAAGTTTGGCGTAAATCGTTATAAAAATTATGACGTATTTCGGGCGGCATTGTCGCGATGGTTAGCCCAGGGCCGAAATAAATAACAATGTTAACACAATAAATTTGCCTCAGTTGTAATTTGCACCCGATGAATTTAAAATTCTGGCAGCCAAGAAAGGAAAAGCGATCGAGTTTGTCGCAGCCAACCGATTGGCTCATCAATACGTTAAATAATGTTTTTGGATACCAAACAAAAAGCGGGCAGGCCGTTAATGACCGTACGGCTTTATCTATTGCGTCTGTTCACGCGTGCGTTCGAGTTATTGCGGACGGTATTGCAGGGCTTTCTTTAAAATTGTATAAAGATGACGGCACAAATCGTGAGCAGGTTGTAGTACATTACGCCACAGCATTGGTAAATGAGCCAAACGCTTATCAAACCAAATACGATTTTACCAAATACATGGTTAGCCACTTGGCCCTTAAAGGTAATGCCTACGCGTTTATTAACCGCGATGCACGTTATTTAGGTATTGAATTACACCCAATTGCACCTGATTACGTAACGCCCATAATGCAAGACGGAGCATTATTTTATAAGGTTAGTCAAAAGGGGATTCCCGGAATGGTTCCGGCTGCTGAAATGTTGCATTTTAAGGGTCTTTGTGGTGATAATCCTTTATTGGGTTTGTCGCCGATTGTAGTGCATGCTGAAACCTTGGGTATTGATTTGGCGGCTATTAGCCAAAGCGCCGGGGTTTATAAAAACGGGGTGTTGAAATTCTTGTTAACCTCCGACGCTCAAATTAAGCCCGAGCAAGCGTCTCCATTAAAAAAATCATTGGACGATGTGATTGACGGGGCGAGCCGCAGCACGGTGCTACCCAATGGCATCAAAATGGAAAAACTGAGTTTGTCCCCTGAGGAGGCCCAGTATTTGGAAACTCGGAAGTTTAGCGCTGAGGAAATCGCCCGTATATTTGGGGTTCCTGCGTCAATGATTGGAGCAAAAGAAGGCATTAAGTCAAGCGTTGAACAGGAATATCAAGATTTCTACGCACGCACCTTGGCAAGTTACGCCATTAACATCGAGCAGGAATTGGCGAGAAAGCTGTTAACAGAAAACGACAAGTTAACTTATTATTTCAAATTTAACTTTAATTCGCTGTTGAGAGCATCCGCCAACGAGCGAGCAGACTATTACAATAAGGGCATCCGCGGCGGTTGGCTCTCAAGAAATGAAGCCCGCATGTTCGAGGATGCAAACGGATTTAATGGAGGCGATGAGTATTTAATTGAATCAAACCTGATGCCATCAAGCAAAATCGATGCCTACATGGATGCCAAGATTGAGCAACTAATGAGCACAGCAGACAAAAATAACAACCCGCAAGGTACAAACAATACAGAAGTAATCTAATGAGACAAGAAAAACGCACTTTTACTGGATCCGTGCACGTGAGAGCTGTCGGCGATGGAATGCCTAAAGAAATTGGCGGCATTGCTGCCGTTGTTAACAGTGTAACTGATTTGGGTATGTTTGAGGAAGTTATACTACCAGGGGCATTTGATTACGCTTTGTCTAAAGATTACGACATCCGTTGTCTGTTCAATCACGAAAGCGAGTTAATTTTGGGCCGTACAAAGGCAGAAACTTGCAAAGTTTTTGTGAATGCTGATGGGAATTTGGAGTATACTTGGGTCCCTGATTACGAAAACCCCACACACGTTAGCGTAGTGCGTTCAATTATGCGCGGGGATATTACACAGTCATCCTTTGCGTTTACCATCAAGGAGCAAACTTGGGCAGATTCTACCAAATACGGTACAATGGGCAAGCGTACAATTAAAGTAATTGAGGATCTTTACGACGTTTCACCCGTTACTTACCCCGCGTACGAAGAGACCGAGGCCGATGCACGCAGCGCGATGGCTTTGCGTGATCAAGAGCGTGAAATTGAGGCCGCCAAACAAAGCCAAGCGGCCGCAGATATTTTAAAATTGGCTTTATTGAGATACGAAAACCTTTAAAACAAAAACCAAAACAAATGAATAAAATTAAAGCATTGAAAGAAGAGCGCGGCCGCCTGTTGGGTGAGTTGTCAACTCTGCAATCAACCATCGAGCGCGAGGCTCGCTCTATGGCTGAAACTGAAACCAACCGTTTGACTGAAATCGAGGCTCGCTTGGGCGCTATTAAGGCTGAGGTTGAAACCTTGGAAAAATTGCAAAACTTGGCAGCACAGGCCGCCGGACATGTTGCAAGCCGTTCCGAAGAAAAAGAAAAAGAAGCGATGAAAGAACAATATTCTTTCAAGCGTGCAATGGAAATGGCAATCACCGGCCGTCGCGATGGTGTTGAAGCAGAATTCAACCAAATGGCTGCCGCTGAATTTCAGCGTTCAGGTGTTAGCGTAAGCGCACATTCAATGAAAGTTCCTTCAGAGGTTTTCAAACGCGATATGACTGCAACCGGTGGAACTTCAGGTTCTGAGGGTGGCGTTAACGTTCAAACTTCAGTTGGTTCTATTATCGACGTGTTGTTGCCAAAAACTGTATTGCGCGGTTTGGGTGTTCAGCAATTGAGCGGATTGGTTGGAAACTTGGATATGCCAACTGCCAGCACTGTGCCATCAGCCGGTTGGAACACTGAAAACGGAACAGCTACTGAAAAGAGCCCCGCATTCAGCAAAATCACTTTCAGCCCCAAGCGTTTGGCTGCTTACATTCAGGTATCAAATCAGTTGATGTTGCAATCAAGCAACTCTATTGATGCTTATGTAAGAAACTGGCTCTTGAATGCTATGGCTCAATCTTTGGAAACTGCCGCTATTAAAGGTGGAGGTTCTAATGAGCCTACTGGTATTATTGCTAACAGCTCTGTAAACGTAACTTATGCCGGCGGTGCAGCATCAAACAGCACAAACGCCAACGGTATCGCTCCAGTTTGGGCAGACGTTGTAAACTTGATGAAAGCAGTTGAAAACGCCAACGGTGAGGGCGTTGCTTACTTGACTAACCCCAAGGTTAAAGCTGCTTTGCAAACTATCCCCCGCCAGTCTTCAGGTGTAGAAGGTAACTTCATCTGGCCTGCAGGTGGAATGGATTTGAACGGTTACCCTGTAGCTACTTCAACTTTGGTTCCCTCTAACTTGTCTAAAGGTACTTCATCCACTTTGTCTGCAATGATCTTCGGAGATTTCAGCAAAATGGCCATCGCATCTTGGGGCGGTATGGAGTTGACTGTTGATCCTTATAGCGGCGCAACTGCAGGTTTGACCAATGTTGTGTTGAACGCTTATTTGGATTGCAATTTGTTGCAACCCACTGCTTTCGCTGTCTGCAAAGACATCGTAGCGTAATAATCTGCCCGCTTGGGGGCGTAAAAGTTCCAAGTGCTGGGGGTGGTCTTGACTGCACCGCCCCCGGGCTAAATTATGAAGATTAAATTTGTTGCAAATCCAACAGGACAATTTAACCTGAGTTACAACGCAGGCGAGGAGATAATTATGGAAACCAAACAGGCTATGCTGTTAATTGAGGCAGGCGTAGCGGTTGAAATCCCTGTACTTACTTCGCCATCTAAGCCCAAAAAGGCAAAAACAATCAATCCTGAAACCGAATTAGACGCTGAATAATGTTTATTAGCCGTAGATATACCGCCTTTGCAAATGCCGCAACCGATTATTTATCAGTTTCCGATGCCAAAACCCATTTGCGGGTTACATCGTCATCGGATGACACCTATATTTCGGGGCTTATTTCTATGGCAATCGACGCCTGTAGCAATTATTTAGGGTATTCAATTCGTAAAGCGACTGCAAAGTATGGATTTGACGCATTTACGGGCTCTCCTGCTATGGTTAACCCTATAAATGGCACAAACATACCATCAGGCAGTTATTTGCGCTTAAATACGCGTTGTTTGGCTGTTAATTCCGTTTCATATGTGAACGACTCGCAAGCGGTTACGGCATTCGATTCTAGCGCTTGGCTTGTTTCGCCTGATCCAATGGGAAGTTATTCGCGCAATATCTTTTTCGAGGATGTGCCGAGCTCAATAACTGACGACGTAATTAAGTATATTGTGGAAATTACGGAGGGTTTCAACCCTGTTGGCACCAGTTCTGTAGATCCTGATACAATTTTCCCCGCAACAATTAAGCACGCGGCTTTGTTGTTAGTGGCTCAGTATTACGACAATAGGCAGGCCATTGTTACCGGTACAATGCAAACCGAAATGAGCCTGGGCTTTCATTATTTGTTAGATCCGTACAAAATCCAAATCATGATCTAATGAATGCAGGGTTGATGGATGTATTGGTAAGCCTACAAAGCTACACCGAAACAATAGACACAAACACAGGCGAAAAGTTACAAACTTGGACCGAATATGCAACGGCATGGGCGCAGCGTGTTGAGCAGGAAAGCGGCAGCGAGAACGTAAACGCCGACAGACGCGAACACAAACAAATTGTATTTTATACTGTGCGCTACAACGGCGACATTAGTGTAAAACATAGAGTCGTTGAGAACGGGGTAGCCCACAACATTGTTAACATTGCAAACCTGCAGCGGAATCTATATTTGAAACTACAAACTGAGGTAACATTGTAATGGCTGAAAATAATTTAACTGGCATGGCTGACGTTATTAACGCATTGCAAGCGATGGGTAAAAATATAAAAACCCCAAAGCTGCAAAAAGTTATCCGTAACAGCAGCGAGCGAATTATTACAACGGCAAAAAGTTTAGCACCTGTAAACACCGGAGACCTCCGCGACTCCATTGGTTTTATCACGAGCAAGGATAGCACAAATTTGGACAAGGCCTTAATTGGGTTGCGGCGTGAGTATTACAACGCCTATCTTGGAGTAATGTTTGAATATGGCACAGCGCCGCGATTCCAAAAAAACGGCCGTTATACTGCGCATATTGCACCGACACCATTCATGCGCCCGGCATTGGATAGAAACGCTAACGCAGTTACTGAAGACATTTTAAAAGGCGTGGATTCAATCCTTGCCGACTTAGCAAAGAAAAATAATTTAATATACAAATAACCATGGCAACTACTGGACCAGTAAACGGCACGTTGATTAGCATCTACAAAGACATCAGCGGCACATTAACTAAAATCGCAAACGCGACCTCTCACAGCATCGATATTAGCAAAGACATGATCGATGTAACTAACAAAGACAGCGCAGGCGCTAAAGAATTTATTGCGGGCGAGTATGGCTACACCTTAAACGTTGAGGGTATTTTTGAAGAGGATGCAAGCGTAAGCACTAGCGGACAATCTTTTAAAGATATTTTAACTGATTTGTTGGCAGGTACTTCTGTAACTGTTGTAATGACTACAAATGTAACAGGCGATGAAAAACTCACTGGATCTGCATTTTTTAGCAGCTTGTCATTGAGCGCGCCCAACAACGACAAAGCAACTTTTACAGGCACTTTGCAAGGTACTGGCGCTTTGACCATTGGAACCGTTTAATAGGTTTATTTAGTTATATTTGTGGTATGAACCACATTATCATTGGGGGTGTTCAGCACCCCCTTTTGTTTAACATGAACAGCCTGCGCAACGTTATGGAGTTGGTAGGTATGGAAAGTTTTGCAGACTTGAGCATTCAAAAGGATTTAGCCAAGTCTATGGATTTTGCCCTAGCCTGCGCATTTTATGGCATTATTGAGGGTTACGAAACCCAGGGAGAAAAAACACCGTTTGCAAGTTTAGAGAAATTAGGGGCAGCTGTTAAAAAGTTTACAGAGTTAACCCCTGCACTTGACGGATTCACTGCAGCCGTTACAGACTTTTTCGCAACAGACGAACCCGAGGGAAAGTAAAAGCCAAGGGCGACAGCGCACCGCTAACTTGGCGCAAAATAGAGCGCATTAGTTACGGCGAATTGGGTTTAACTGAGGCCGAATTTTGGAAATGTACGCCACGCTATTGGCGTTTGAAACTTGAGGGCATGCGTGAGGCGCAGACGCAAGCCTATCGCAACCAGTGGGAGATTACACGCTGGGCAGTTGCTACGTCGATGGCGCCGCACCTAAAAAAGCCAATAGAGCCGAAACGCTTGTTAACTTTTCCATGGGAAGAGCCCGACTATATATCGATACACGACGCGGTTAAACTATATTCGCATGTCTTTGATAAACTTACACCAGACGCCACAGCATGAGCGCCCCTATAAAAATAGCCTACAATATCCTTAGCAACTATTCAGCGCTCACGGCGTTGGTTAGTACCAGGATTAACCCTTTGCGCATTCCGCAGGAAAGTGCATTCCCCGCAATTAGTTATAACCTTGTTTCTGTTGTTGCATCCCCAACAAATACAAGCCATAGCCGTACAGATTTTGCCCGGGTGCAGATTAATTCGTTTGGCACTACATTCGCAAGCGCTACGGCAGTCGCTGAGCAAGTTAGGGCAGCATTTGAGGCTGCGACATTGCCAGCAACTTTTAACAGTGTGAAATGCCAAGCAATCGAATTTGATAGTGAGGTGCAATTAACGGACGATGAGGCAGGATTTGCAGGAATTTACCAAGTTTCTCAGGACTTTATTATTAATTACACAAGATAATGGCAAGGTCGTTAAATATAGTAATCGGAGCAGATATTGAAAAGCTGCAAAAAGGGTTTAACGATGCCGTTTCTGTAGTTCAGTCGAGCGGCAAGAAAATGAGCGAGGCCGCCGCAGAAACTGCCAAAAGCATACAGGATCGCTTGGCGTCTATTGCCACAAAAAACCCAACAGCAGGAACGGTTAGGCAATTAACTAACTTGGCTATGGAGGCCAGGGCTTTGGGTCCTGAGTTTGCGGCCGTAGCAAATGAGATAATAAAGCAAGCGGGTAACATTAAAGACAGTATAGGCGACGCACGGGCAGAAGTTGGGTATTTTGCGAGCGATACGCGTCGATTAGATGCGCTTGTAGGGGGTATTCAGGGAATTGCGGGGGCATTTAGCGCCGTAGAGGGTGCCACTGCTTTGTTAGAAGTTGAAAACGAAGATTTACAGAAAACAATGGTTAAACTGCAAGGCGCCATTGCTTTGGTAAACGGATTACAAGCAATACAAAACACACTGCAGGCGGAAAGCGCCGCAATGGTTGGATTACAGACGGCAGCCACAAGGATACAAACATTTGTATTAGGACAGGCGACAGTTGCGGCACGGGCATACGCTGCGGCATTAGTTGCCACTGGAGCGGGCGCTATTATTGCGGGGTTGGCTTTAATTTATAACGCATTGCAAAGTAATGCGGACGCAGCAGAAGAGGCAGAGGCAGCGCAGAAAAAATACACGGACGCATTAGAGGCGCAAAACAGCAGAGCGATTAAATGGGTAGAAAGCAGATTGCAACAACATGAAGAGATTGCAAAAAAAGAGGCGCAATTAGCTGGTAAAAGTCAACTGCAAATACTAAAGATTGAAGAAGAGCATTTAAAAAAGCGTTTAGCGGCTTACAGAAAAATGCAGGCCGATATTAGCATTGATTCGCAGCTCTATTTTGATTTATCGGAAAAAATACAGGCCGCAAGCGATGCACTGACGCTAAAAGGATTAGATATTAAAATTCAGGCATCGAATCAAGCAAGAGCGCAAAGAGAAAAAGATTTAGCGGCAGAATTAAAAGCAGAGCAGGAGGCCATTGCGGAACAGAATAGAATGCGTGCCGAACAGGCCAAATTTATTGAGGGATTTAAACCTGCGCAAGTTTTAGGAGAGCCAGCAACACCATCATTAAAAGCGTTTGCTGCGGCCACTAAGCCTTTGCAACAATATACGCCTGTTTTAAAACAAACCACCGAAGAACAAGTTAAAGTAATAAGCGATTACGAGCAGAGAATGTCGGAGGCGGCAAATTCAATCAACAACGCATTTAATAATTTAACGGCGCAAGGATTGCAGTCTTTTGGCGATTTAATCGGCAATTTAATGACCGGGCAAATTAATAGTTTTGACGATTTTGGGAAGGCATTGCTTGGATCAGTTGCGCAATTTATGCGAGCCTTTGGTTCTGCACTGATTGCAACGGCTACGGCATCAAAAGCGTTTAAGGAGTTATTAATTAAAGATCCTGTATTGGCAGCTGCTGCGGGTGTTGCATTGGTGGCGGGCTCTGCTGCCATTAGCGGAATGCTGAAAAAAGGGCCACAACCGACAGCATTTGCAGAGGGTGGAATTGTTAGCGGGCCTACATTGGGTTTGGTTGGCGAATACCCAGGGGCGAGCAGTAACCCTGAAGTTATTGCCCCATTGGATAAATTAAAAGGAATGCTCAACACAGGCGATAAGAACGCCGGTTATGTGGCGTCTACAACAATCTCAGGCAGAGATTTGGCAATAGTTTTAGAACGATACAACAAAGATAGCAAGCGCGGATAATGGCACGAATTTACTACGGCTCATTCTTGAGCATTGAAAACATAGAGTATAAAGTTGAGCTGTGGGATGGTGCAAGTGGTTCGTCTACTGGTGGCACTGAGTTAACACTTGCAGGCGATGGCTTTACTATTGAACGTCAAGGAGAGGGCGACACATACTATCAAAATTATGCACGCCCGAGCCGTATTAGTACAAGTTGGCACATGCCAAATAATACCGTACGAAATGCGTTCATTGCCATTGCAAACAGTCAAGAAAATACTTATGCCATTGTGGTTTATCGTGCAAGCGCTTTGTATTATGTTGGCCGAGTGATTGCAGATCAGGCGGACTATTTGCGCGAGAGCATAGACGGAGCGCCAGTGTTTGACTTGGTTGCTGTTGATTCGTTAAACTTGCTCGAGGGGTTCAATGTTGACCCTGCATGGTTTACGGATGGATACGCCACAGGCTTAGATATTATTCGCAAATCTTTGGAGTATTGCGGGTTGGACGATTACTGGAGTTATTTGTCCGTTAACACCTATTTGCGCGATGGGGTTACAATGTACGATACAGCGCAGGCAAGTTATAAAGGACTGGCTAACACCAAATTTAATCTGCTGAGTTTTTATAATAGCTTTGATCCATTTGCAGACGTTCAATTTATCGACACTACAGATCCATTTGAGGCAACCACAAACATCGATTTATTGACTTGTAAAGAAGCAATAGAGCAGGTGCTAAGCATTTACGGCAGCCGCATAACTTTGGAAAGTGGGGCGTTTTGGATTCTGCCTGATGACGCCTATAGCGCAGTTAATTTAACGACGCGCATTTACAACGCCGCAGGTACTTACCAAAGCACAGGAACAACTGCGCACGCTGTGGCATTGGCCAATGATGTGCGCCCACAATGGGAGGCCAAACCAACGCTAACTTACCAGCCTCCTGTTAGAGTTGTGGAAGTTGTAGAAGAAAGGCAAAACGCGATTTTCGTAATTAGAACCGAGCCCGATGTTAACAGCATCGAATTGTCAATAGTTGACAAAACAATACAAGCGGCCAAACCTACCCGGGTGCGCATGCTGTGCAAATGGTTCGACGATAGTTATGTGGCACTTAGTACAAGCAGTGCGAAACGTTATCAGCGCTATTTGTTCTACTATCGCATCTACGTTAAAAATTCAAGCGGCACAATACAGCAATACAGCCCTATTACAAACGCTTATAATACTGTTGCCATACCATTATATCAAACGCAGGAGTTAACCGTTACAAACGCTCGCAACAGTTGGAATACGCACGTTATGGATTTTGTGATGCCTGAGGTTCCAAGTGGTTACACGCGTTTATTTGTGGATTATTACATTGAGGCCGAACAAGGTTTATTTGTAGCTCCAAATAACTGGGCAAGCTCGAGCAGTTACCCGATTGCATTTTGGGGAACAATTACAGCGGCTCAGCCTTGGGGATCTATTGAAAACCCCGATTTTTCGCACACGACTAAACAAACTATAACCGTAACCGGTGCAAGTGGCAACAGCCAACTAATTGAGATTAAACCCGCATATTATGACGACGAGGGCCTTTATGGGTTTGGCACAATTTACGTCTATAACGGCACCGCATGGGTTGTTAGTTCGGATTGGTATAGTGGTTACGCCTCTGCAATACATGACGAGTTAAGCACAATTTTAGGGCGTCGAATTGGCGGAATGTACAACAAATTTGTACCAGTTATCCAAGGCACTTGGTACGATGCGGGCAGTCTGTCCGCAATTAAATCGCTCAGCTTTGATTCTGCCAAGTGGCTATTTAACGGCGGTACTTTTTACCCACGATTTGAAAAATGGCAGGGGGAGTGGTTGGCATTGGCGCCTGATTATACAGTTGCAACAGGTGGAGGGAATACCGACTGGAACCCAAGAACAGGCGAGCGCATCACAAATGATCGCTTGAACTATCACGAGTTTGCAATTAGCAAGTTAAACACCGAAACAAGCGCCATCCCGGATAGACTGGTTGAGCACTTGGTAAATTACGCAAACGGTGCCCCAACTGCTCAGCCAACGCTGAATACTCGATGGGAAGTAATGTTGCAGTATGTTGATAGCACAGGCGTTTTGGATTGGCACATTCAAGAACACAACAGCCCAGTAACTTACACGGCAGGCTCGCACACCATCACAAACGGCTACGAGCTTATTTTGTGCGACACGTCGGGCGGAACTGTTAACGTCGATTTGCCTGATCCAACGCAGAGCAAGGGTAAAAAGTACTATTTTAAAAAGACTACAACTTCTCATCAAGTAACGATCACTGGAGGCGGTGCAGATATTGACGGCTCGCCATCCAAAGTGATGACCACACAATTTGAAACATGCACAGTTATTTGCGACGGCGTCCAGTGGTGGATCATTTAATTTGTTAACAGCCTGCGCCTGCGCCTTTTGTAAATTGCATTCATTATGGCACAAGCAAGCGCAGACATCATTGCAGGTTCACAAGGATTTGTCCGCCACGGGGCGGCAACAGTTACAGGCGTTAGTTATGACGCAGTAATTCCCCAAGAAGATACAGTATTTACAAGCTTTACAGTAACCGCCGAAAATGGCACAGCAACCAACGTATTAACTGCCCGCGGCATGTCGGGCATTACTTTTAAGCAGGGTGCATTTTTGCCCGCTGGTAAAGGTAACAAGATTACAGGTTTCGTTACTTCGTCGGGTTCAGTAATCGGCTATTGATGAGAATGGGCATAGGTTTGGGCGTTGGAATCAATCGTTCCAATTATGCCCAAGGGATATTTGGGGCTTACGCTACACGAGTTGTGGCGGATGGTGGCGTAGTTGAGTCGGGTAGTTGCGTTGATGCGGTTAGTTCTTTGTTGCAGTCAGCATCCTTGTTATTAATCCCAAGCGGTTACAAAGGCGGCAAGTTATACGCTGAAATCCCAACCAACGGCAACGGGGATTTGACTTGGACACGGGGAAGCGATGCGTTTAGAACAAATGCGAGTGGGGTGATTCAAAGAGTGCCGTGGAATTTG